ATTGATGGGCAAGTAATTGTATATACGCGCCACACCAACGAACTCGACACGCGCGAGATGACTCTCACAATAGACCGATTTAGAAACTGGAGCGCATCAAACGAGGTTTTTCCCGTTTACATTCCTTCGCCAGATGATTATAGGGCGATTGAACTGATGCAACTCGAAGTAGAAAGAAACAAGGAATTTCTTTATTAACTGACATAAGTTTTTCTTTAATTATTTATTACTGGACTTGATTATTTTAGGCGTGCTATCTTCACAGACGGCACGCCTTTTTCATTTTTAAGTTATGATTACAAATTTCAACAAAGAAACAGAACCGCTCACCGCATACGAGCGAGATACGTTACTCCCTATTTTCATTCGTTGCTTGAAGAAGAAAGTGGGTAGAGAGAACGCGGTCACAAACGCGCAGATCTGTTCTTCTCTAAAGAAGTTCGGACTAAAGATTACGCCTGTTCTGGTTAGGAAGATTATCAACCACATCCGACGTAATGGCAGTGTGAAAAGACTGGTAGCATCATCCGATGGCTATTATGTTAGTAATGACAAGAAAGAACTTGAAGCATATATTTATTCCTTGTCTGGTCGCGAGTCGGCAATCAGAGAGGTGCGCAGATGCCTTGAGCAACAGATAAATGAGCCTATTGAACTATTCCAATGAAAAAAAAGAGCGACAAATCCAAACTAATAAAGAAACTCGACGCTGCTTTTAGCCAATATATAAGGTTGAAATATGCAGATTCGCGCGGCTTCTGCCACTGCATATCGTGCGGAAAGATATACCACTGGACTCGGATTCAGAACGGGCATTATATGTCGCGTAGGTACATGAGTACACGATACGCGGAAGATAACTGCCGCCCCCAGTGCGTTGCCTGTAACATGTTCAGGCAAGGAAACATTCAATCCTATAGGCGAAACCTTATCAAAGAGATAGGCGAAGAAAGAGTCGATGCTGTGGAGATTCGAGCTCGTGTAGAGAGAAAAAACTATTCATCGTGGGAGTTGGAAGAACTTATCAAGTACTACTCCGCATGGGTAGAAATATACAAGCAAGAAAAGGGGGAATAATGGACTTAAATTTCCTTAATCGGTTAAAGATACTATTACACACCGAAAAATCTATCCAACGTACAAAGGAGAGTGTGGCAAAACCTATCTTAAGTGACACCAGTCTATTGAGTGTTGTCTATGAGATTTACCAGGCTGTTCCGCAAGATATTGTGACCTTTGGAAAGCTGATGCCAAAACGAAAGTTTGTCTTTCTTGCCGCTTGCCTGTATTCTCCAGAATGTATCGTTGGCGGTAGGATGGCGCGCGGCTTGCGTAACGTGATAGCGGAGGTGTTGGGTGCTTCCCATTACATGGTGACGCGGTGGCTCGATGAGATAACGCAGTATTGCGATGTCTATGAGAGTTTAAGAAAAGAGGTGGGCGAAGAATTTGCTTACCTCACGGAACAACTAAAAGAGCGAGGACTAATCGATGAACAAAGAGATTGAGCAAATCGTAGAAGAATCGGAAGAAGCAACCATATCTTTCATCAAGAAGAAAGCGTATGAGTTGACCGATGAGTTTAAAATTCCGACAAAAGAGACTTATGAGATGATCGTAATCTTTATGAATTTTGGAGCAAGACTAATGGTGGAAGAACTAAAAAAGCGACTATGAGACAAGGATTCTTTATGCCGTCAGACTTTGCTGTTGATATGCTCACTGATGAAGAAGCGGGCAAGCTCCTAAAAGCGTTAGTTGTTTACTCTATTGACCAAACACCGCTGGAATCCAAGGATAGGACTTTGCAGATGGCTTTCTGCGCCTTAAAAGGTCAGATAGATAGAGATTTTGAGCATTCGCAAAAGATAAGCAAGGTGCGTTCCGAAGCGGTTAATGTTCGGTGGAAGAAAAATACAAAAGAATACAAAAGAATACAAAAGAATACAAATGTATCAAAACCAAACACCATCGAGAAACGCAAAAACACTTTTGGGCAGTGCCTTATCCCTTTTGTGGAACAATACGGTAAAGTTATGATTCGGGAGTTCTTCGATTATTGGACAGAGCCGAATAAATCCAAAACGAAGATGCGATACGAGTTAGAAAAGACGTGGGACTTAAGCAGACGCTTAAGGACATGGGCAAGTAAAATAGATAAATATGGAACAGATAGGGAACGTAATACAAAGAGCCAAAGACTTAATGATGCAGCAGCAATCATCCAAAGGCTTGCAGCGGAAGATGACGCCAGAGAGGCGTAACGTCTTTCTGAATAAGTACAACCCAGATTATCAGAACAAGATATGCGAAGATAGAAGGTTGTGTATTCTTGGAGATTATCCAACGCTTGGAAGATTACGAAAGACATTCGGAGACAATTTTCCGACGATGTGGCTTATTCCGCAAATAACGGACTTGAGCGAGTACTGCGGCTGTAAAGATAAGTTAACAGGGCGGCCGTTAGAGCAATGTGCGTCTATTATCGCGCGGAAATACCACTATCTGACTATCTCACAACTGATGCTGTTCTTTTATATGTTTAAGGCTGGAGAGTTTGGAAAATTCTACGGAGCGGTAGATCCACTCGTTATAACCGACGCTTTACTGGATTTCATTGATTATAGAAACCAGATTATTGCAAAAGACATTGAAGAACAACAGGAACTCATCAGAGAGAATAACAGAAAAAATGCTATCTCATACGAAGAATATCTAAAACGTAAAAAGGAATATGGCAAAGAAAAAGAAATATCAGATTAACGACAAGACGCGGAGAGATGTAGTTTTCGCTTTCTGTGACGCTATCTCAAGGGATAACGGTCGTCACTGGTGGACTATCATAGACCAGACCGCGCGAGTGGCGTTGAAAACAAGCAATCTCGGAATTGTCGGAGAAATCTTAAACGATGCTGGTGTACTTGGCTTTAATAAACAAGTTATCTACCTTGTTGGTGGTTTAGGCGTTGATGTTGAAACATTTAAAAGGGAGTTTATAAGATGAAGGAAGAATTAAAAGAAGTCGCCGACCTCGTAACGGCGAATATCATCAGTTGTAAAAAGGAAGTACTTACGAGTGATGAAGCGGCAGCCTATATGGGCGTTTCAAAATCTTACTTGTACAAACTGACCGCACGTAAAGAGATTCCGCACTACAAACCAAATGGTAAAATGTGCTATTTCAATCGCAAGGAGCTCGAGCAATGGTTGCAGAGCAACAGAGTATCTACCGATGCAGAGTTAAGTCAACAAGCATTAAGATATTGCCGCAGATGATGATAAAGGACTGGAAAGGAAACGCCAAGACAACGTTCGCTACACTCGGAGCGTCTAATCATACCGATAAGAAACGTGACGAGCGAGACTTCTACGCAACAGATCCAATCGCTGCGGAGAAGCTTCTCGAAAGAGAAACATTTTCACGGCATATCTGGGAACCAGCGTGCGGACTGTTGCACCTGTCGAAAGTGTTTGAAGCGCACGGATATACTGTTCGGTCGTCGGACATCGTGGCACGTTGCGAAGGTGTGGAAGAAAAAGATTTCCTCTTTTTCAATAGCGAGAAATGGGATGGCGATATTATAACCAACCCACCTTTCGCTACTGCCGAAGAGTTTATCTACAAATCTCTCGAACTGATACCAACAGGAAACAAGGTTGCTATGTTCTTGCGCATCCAGTTTCTTGAAGGAGCGAACAGAAGAAAACTTTTTGATTTTGCCCCCCCCCAGACGGTTTACGTGTTCAGTAACCGCGTCAACTGCGCACAGAATGGGGAGTTTACAAAGTACATGAAAAACTCCGCTATCTGTTATGCTTGGTTTGTGTGGGTCAAAGGGTATAAAGGACAGACAACAATTAAATGGATATAAAAGAACTCGAAAGACTGATAGAAGAACGCAAATACTGCACAAGTTTGGTGCAATTTGCTGGTTTATTGCTTGAAACAAAAGCAAATGTTACTATATCGTGGAATGATAGGTTTAGAATTGAAGGTAGTAGTTACGAAAGTGGCGACTCTATGGCTATCGCTCCGCAATACTCTCAAAAGGTTTTAGAGGTGCTACGCGAAGAGGCGTTGCAACGTATAAAAGAGATAAATGCTGAATTAGAAAAGTTAGGAGTAGAACTATGATTGAACATTTCGTAATAAGAACAGCACAGATAAGCATCTATCAAAAGACGCTATTTGTTGCGGAAAATGGAACGAAAGAAAATATTGAAGAAAACTTCGTGGATGAAAACGGCAAAGCGTTGAGAATTCCGCAAAGTATTTCAGACAGCGCAGACGCACTAACGATTTCGCCAGTAATGGATAAAGTAACGAAAGAGATTGGCGTTTTGGTTTGGTTAAAAGACGGTGCATCACTCCAAACTATTGTTCACGAATCAGTACACGCTGCAACTGGTCTGTTTCAGATGATTTGCGCAGACGTGGATGTAGAAAACGATGAGCCCTTTGCTTACTTGGTGGCTTTTCTGTTTGATAAGATTTCAACACTTTATAAAATGTAGGAAACTATGAAAGAAAAATTTATGAAATGGATTGACGCTCGCCACAGCCACACGATGGCAAAGATAAGGAGCGTACACAAGAAGTCTGTTTGGCACGAAGCAAACGAAGTGCCGAATGGTGGAACAACTATCCTTGCGCAATATGACGAAAGCACCTTTGCGCTACTGGTAAAGAACGTTTACAAAGACAAAGACGGCGTAAAGCATTTAGGTCTGTTCAACGTAGAAACGCAACAGTTTGCTCAACCTGTTTGGAAACGTTGGGCGTATGTTGAAGATTTACTAAAACTATAAGTGTATGGGACTTTTCAACTGGCATCCTATTGAGGACTACAAAGAAAAGAATGAGCGCAACGCATTGGAAAGCGCAAAGAATAAGTCATTGTCTGATGTGTACATATCAGACGCTGGCGATGAGCGCATACACTTGTACGTCTGCGGAGTTGAGTTATTTGTCTTGGCTTCGGAAGATGACCTCTCGAAGTTCGCGATATGCGAAGATACTATGATGAAGATAATTAAGAAACTGCGACAAGGATTTGTCGAGAAACATAAAAAAGAAACAACACTATGAAACAAATTGCATTTGATTTAGACCTCGCTTGGAAAATCCAGCGAGGAGAAAAGAAAGGAAGAATTGTAACACGCAACGGCAACAAGGCGCGTCTTATCTGCGATGACCTGCTGCGTGATGGCGATTATCACGTTGTCTATGCTACGTTGAATGGCGGTGGCGATACGGAGAACGTGCAGATAGTCGATGTTGATGGTCTGCGTGACCTACGCGGTGAGAGCAATCTGGACTTGCTGCTCGAAGTGGAAGATGAATACACATTCAACATCTTTGATAAGGTTGTTGCTCGCTCGTCCAGTATAGCAACGTGGACTATTGATTTTTTTGAAAAAATAAACATACCTTCCGACCGCGATTATAAGTATAGTTGTGCTTGTGGTGATTATGATTTCTGCCTACCCTACACGCCCGACACCGCCAAACTGATAGGCACTACTGACGAGTGGACTGGAAACGCTGACGGAACATACGGAAAGGAGGTGGCAGAATGATTACCCAAAAACAATTAGAAGCCATCCTTTTTAGAGCAACCGACCCCGATGAGATAGACTTGCGAACTTGGTCGTGGCTCGATATAGGACTTTCGCAGACAATCAGCGTTTACCTAACGAAAGAAGATAGTTCTTATTTTCTTGAATTATTAACGGAAAAGATAAATGAAGTATTAAAGGAGGACTAACTATGTATATAGCAAGAGATAAATTGGGCAGCCTATTTCTATACACGCACAAGCCCATTAGACAGGTAACTTTGTTCTCGCCAAGCAGAATGTTGGAAGGGCATATAAGAATAAACAGAGACCCAGATGCTGAAGACCTTTGTCCCGAAGTAACGTGGGAGAATAGTCCGCGTAAAGTTAAATCAATTAAAATCGAACTGGAAGATGAAACCAATCTGGATGATAAAGAGTAAGTACGTTAGTTTTAGCGGAATAGCGCGGTGTAGATATACATATTACATATACCGCATCTTCGGCAAGCCTTACTATTTCGGTGGAAAATTCCCTTATGTGCGTTCTTTTAAGCAACACCTCAAAGAGTTAGGAAGATGAATAAGTTAGACCAACGCGCACAGCAAGCAGTCGCCCGCCTAACGTTTAAGGACAATCTTTCGATGAAAGAAACGTACACGTGGGAGGAGGTGTGCAAGAAAGAGAGATGAGAAAGGCGGTTCTGCAAGCGCAAATAGCTCTATTTAGGGCTGGGCAGACAAGCGGTTCGAGTCCGCTGCCGCTACGATGTGCATTTATAAATTATTTGTCTATTGTTTTAATTTAGTTTTTAGGAAGCAGTCAGCGGACTGCGGTTCATAATGAGTTTTCGCTCCACTCGTGAGAGTCGAGCGTTTTTCAATATATTCAACATTTTTCTAATTCAGCCGCTCCGTCTGTGATAGATAGAGTGGTTTTTTACATTAAGCAAAAAAATCTTTGCTTATTCTCGCAAAAATCCACAATTAAGCAAAAATCGGCAGAAAAAGTTTGCTTATTTGACAAAAAAAAGAGCGGAGAAACCTCCGCCCTTATAGTAGTTCTTCTAACTGGCAACCGACCGCATCCGCGACTTCGCGTAACTTGTTTAACGACCGCTTGTTCTTCACTCGGTTCTGCAACGCTTGTGGCGTGATGCCTAACTTCGATGCTACTTCCGCAACCGATGTGCCGTAGGCGTGGCACAAACGCCCAAACGATACTTTCTCAACCTTACTCCGATGATGTTCAGCAAGATAATCGCCAATCTCACGCATCAGTCGCGCAATCGCTAACGGGTTCGGTTCAACATCTTCGAGAAACGTTATTTTCTGCGTGGCGTTAAATCGCCCATCCTCCCACGTTACGACAATCATATTCTGCGTGTCAGTCAACACCCACTTATCCGTTGTCGCGCTACGTTCTATTCTATATCGCTCCATATTACACCTCCTTATCTAATACTATACTCGTGGCGCGTGTTGGCAGATAACCGCAACGTAAGTCGGCAAGATGTATCTTGTACGGCATATCCTTGCAGCAGCGTTTAAGTTCTTCGCGACCAGCAGGCGTGAATACTGGCTGTCCGTCAATCCATCCGAAGTTGCCCTCGAATTGTGATGTGTACTCCTTGAATTGTTTTTCAGTTCCGTAAACTCGGTTGTCGTTCTTGCTTGTCATAATTGTATGTTTTAATATTTTTCATCTTCAAAGGTGAAATTAGGTAACGCTGCTTTGAAAGTATTTACGATATTCATTCCGACTTCATCATCCGCGAAATCTTGACTGCAATATGTGAGTGTTCCAGTCTGATTGATGTTCGGTGCTTCGTCAAGTTCCATACAAAAGCCATAGCAGTGTGCATAAGGTTCGTCATCGTTATACATACGGATATGTCTAAAAGTAGCAGCACCTTCAAAATAAATATGCCATTTACCGCTACGGAAATCTCCGTAATTTTTAATTCGGTCAGTAACTTTCTTAACTACGTTTGTGAAATCTTTTTGCTTTTTCATAATGGTTGTTTTTTAATAGGTTTATTGTTTTTTCTATTGCAAATATACAAACTTTCTTTTATTCTGCAATGATTTTCACAAAAAATCTTTTGTTATTTAATATTTATTAAGAAATAAAAGGACAAAACAATGCTATTTGTTAACAATTTTAACAAACAACAAAGAAAAACCGCCACCAAACGGCAGCGGTCAAACCTAAAAAACCTATTATGAAAAAATTATCTCTTATAAGCGAGCTCACGCCACACACCACGGTCGCATTGATTCAGACAATCTCAAAACAAAATTTGCGTTACTGTAATACTACGGAGATGGAGTCGCAATCTGTTCGAGCCAGATAGAATCCACAAAGCGTTCGGCGGAACGCCCATAATACCATAATGAATTGTTTTAAGTTATAAAATGTGTTTTTTCGTGCAGTTCGTGAGAATAGCACGGATTTTAAGTAATCTTGCAAAAAGGAGATTCTACATCAATCAGTGTTTTTTCAACATTTTTCTCGGCTACGCCTGTTGTGAAATACGCGTAGTTTTTATTTTTTCCGCACTTTTTCGATTTGTTGCGTTTTATTGGAAACAAGTCTTATTTAATCGTTCCTTTTTAGAGTATCTTCGCGTAAATGAAGGTGCTAAATCTCAAAATCAAGCAAAAGTATTTCGATGCGCTTCTTGCGGGTCGGAAAGTAAGGGAGTATCGCGAAGTACGCCCTAACAATGTCAAGTTATTCGTTCAGTTAGACGAAGATGGCTATGAGATAGAAGATGAAAACGCCAACGTTATTCCAGTCCACTATGACGCTATTCGGTTCTTTACCGACGTAGATACCGCGTTAGTGGAAGTTGTTGCCTCTCGAAGTGAGGTTTTCGTTGATTCTAACGGAAAGCCTATCATGTATGAGTATGGCAGAGATAAGAAAACGGGCAAGTCGTTGGAATGGGTGGCAGAACGAATCGTGTACGACTTGGGCAAGATTTTGGAGTACGGCATTCGCGAACAGTTGAACAAGGATAAGTAAACAAAAGGAGCAAGGTTATGGCAAGAAGAAAATCGCTTGATGACATAAGAAGGCAAGTTGACAGAATACAACGAAGCGCTCGGACTATTTACAACCGCGATGTGGCACAACGAATAGCATCGGGAAGAAGTACGTCGCGCAATACATCATCTGCTCGGAAATATCGTTCACGAGTGCGCAAAGCCAATGAGATAGCATCTCGTTACGCAAATAACGCGATACGATCAAGACGCGGAAGATACTTTGATGAAAACACGCAATTCTCGCGTTCAACTTACATGGGTAATTCCAATGGATAAAAATATTTTGAGAAAAGTCAGATAAAGAAGTTTAATTCTATAAATTGAATAGACTATGGCAACAAGAGCTGGTTACAAACAACGTTACTCATCTAACACCAATCAAGCCGCATCTTCCTATCGTGGAAGTTCTATGAATACGGCTACTGGTCGTTACTCTGGAGCAACTCAAACTCTTGGCGATGGTCGCGAGGGAAAACTCACGAGTCGCCGTAAGCGTTACTATGATGTCCGCGTTGGTCTTGGACTTTCTGGCGGATAAAGTGTTAAAAATACAAATTAGGGGGGGTGAAATTCCCCACCCCGCCTAATTAAAATGGCAAGAAACAAATACAAGAGCCTTGCGTATAGAGGCTATTACATGAACGAAAGTCGACAAAAGGCATTCATCGAAGATTATCAACAAGCAGTAAAAAGTGGCGACAGGGCTGGCGCTACAAAGATTAGAGACCGCTTGGCAGACTGGAACTTTCACGGACTTGCTAACGTGATGTATTCTGGAGATAAGAAATTGCTTTCCGACATTAAGAAGCGTGGCACAGACTGGGAAGATGACAAAAGATTAGCGAAACGCTACCTTCGCGCGGAAAAGAAAGTGAGAGATGATGCGAGAAAAAACAATGATTTCGGCGCGTTCAATGTATCTCATCAAGCGCGAAGAGCATTCCTTGGAAAAGGATATGGTCGAGTATCAGACGATGAAATTTACGCAAGAGCTGCAAAAGGAAACTCTAACGGTTAAAATTTAAAGTTATGGCACGTAAACAGCGGGGGGGGGTAAATCCGTAAATGATATTATCGCCCAAGCAATAAGACTCTCGCGGCGTGCAACAGAGCAAGGAAATCAGCGAAGGGACGACATGGTGAACGAAATCGCACAGAGTTACCTAAGCAGGATTTACAAGAAAGAGCAGCGCGGCGGGGTCTTAGCGAGATATAAAAAGTTAGTAGAAAACAGCTCCACATGGAACGAGGGCGTTAAGTACCGAGACCAGATGAACAGGGTGAAGCACTCTCGAAACTTCTACATGGGACTTAACAAAGGTTAGTCATGAACAAAATACAAAGCGCACACAGTGTTATTGACACAGTAAGAAAGGAAACAGGCAGTTGCATCGTGTTCTGCTCACTGGGCAAAGACTCGATAGTAACTCTCGACCTCCTATATCCAAAGTTCGACCGCATCGTGTGCGTTTTTATGTATTTTGTCAAAGGACTACGGCATATAGACGGTTGGATTAGGTGGGTGAAAAAGAAATATCCAAAGGTGGAGTTTATGGAAATCCCACATTGGAATCTCACCTATATCCTACGCGGCGGAATGTACTCGGTAGAACAGCCGAAGATACGCCTTCTCAAACTTTCTGATGTAGTAGATGCAGTAAGAAAAAAAACGGAGTTGGAGTATTGCTTTCTCGGCATGAAGAAAGCCGATGGAATGAACCGCAACCTTATGCTCAAGACTTACGAATCAAAAAACTATATCAATAATGGTATGGCTTATCCTCTTGCTGACTGGACTCAAAAAGACGTGTTAGCGTACATGAAGCAGCACGGACTTCCCGAGCCAGTCAGATATTCTTTAAAAGCATCGTCTGGCGTTGGATTCAACCCCGACTGCATGCTTTGGTTACGCGAGCACTTCCCCGATGATTTGGAGCGGATTTATAAGGTCTTTCCGATGTCGGAGCGAGTGCTTTTTGAATATGACAATAAGCAAAAAGTAGAAAAATATGGCACGTAAACAGAGAGGAATCTTCCAGAACGTTATACTGTAAAAAGTTATTCGTTATCTGAAGGAATTAGAAATCGTAAATTTTCCCGTAATGTTTATATGGGACTTGGGAACATAAACGGATAAAAGAAAGGATAAAGACTATGGCACGAAAGAAATCATATAATGATATCGCAAGGCAAGTACAGCGCCTGGAGAGTTTAAGTCTCGACCGTTATAGACGTCGCCTAACAGCCGCTTTCCAACGAAATGACTGGGGGGGGTATGATAGGCTAACGACCGAGCATCAAAGAACAGACCGCCGAATCAACGATATAGCGAAAGGATACCAAAGGAATATGGGGCATACATCGTTAAATCCTTATCAATCGGCATCGCGAGTTATCTATGATGATAGAGCGGACAGAAAATACTCTCGCAGTACCTACATGGGACTATCTAAAGGATAAAGCATGAATGGCGAAGGAAACAATATTTATTATAGAGTCTCTTTAAGAAGAACAAAATGGGCGAGAATGATCGCCGATTTGATACGAGACACAAAAAGAGATATTCGTTTCCCGTCATATCCTTTTAAAATCGGCAAAGTTGGAAAAGATGTTGAGGATTTTGCAAAAACGAATGGTATTCATTTGGCAAGTAAGGAAATCTATTTCACTCGACACGCTCTTTCCCACTCTCAAAGAGCAACAAAAGGGCATAAGCGAGTATCTGAAAGAGACTTAATTGAGTTTCCTATAAAGAAGCGCTATATGGATAAATATTACGATGGCGAGTCGTTTATATATACGGATTATAAAAACAAGTTTATCGTACATCCTAACCACAAAATAAAATTGCCAAGCGGAAGAAAAAAGGTCGTAAATTTTGTTACGGCTGGAGTTGTGACAGATAAAAATGAGTTTAAGTTGAAAAAATATAAGAAGATATAAAAAAATACGGGCGACAGATTCGAACTGCTGCCCATAGTCAAAAAGACCATGCCCACTTCCTATATACATGGCTCTACCCGTATTCTATTCGCAAAGATAAAACAAATTTTTAAAACAACAAAATAATTTCAGAGAAAAGTCGAAAATATTATGAAAGAGAGCAAATACTTCGGACAGAGTGAGACGGTGACGCTGAAGCGTTCCGAGATACACCCATCGGACTATAACCCCAGAGTAATAGACGAAGAAGGAAAGAAGCAACTCAAACGTTCAATCAAACGTTATGGCGTTATTGGTGGCATTGTCGTTAACAAACAAACGGGAAACACCATCGTTGGCGGTCACCAGAAAGTGGCAATTCTCGATGAGTTAAACAAATATCCCGAAAAAGACTACGACGTAAAAGTAGAGCTTGTTGATGTTGACGAAAAGACCGAAAAGGAGATGAATGTCATGCTCAACAACCCACACGTAGGAGGCAGTTGGGACTGGGACAAAATGCGCGAGTTAGTCGGTTCTGTTGACTTTGACTATAAAAATGCTGGATTAACTGAACAAGACCTCGACATTATCGGAGTTGACTACCTTCTGCAGACAGATGAAGAAGCGAATATCTCTAATGAGTTCGACAACCTCCTAAAAGAGAGAGACGAACAACATCGTGCAGAGTTAGACGCACGTAGAGAGCAGCGCGATGCAGAACGTGAAGCCGAGCGACTTCTGAAAGCGGAGAATGAACCATCGGATAACGATGAGAAAATCGCACGTATGAAAGAAGTCAAGCAGCAAGTAAAGGAGCAAGCTATCCGCACCGCAGCAGATATGTCCGCGTATGTTATGTTGTCTTTCGACACTTGGGAGAACAAGGTTGTGTTTATGGAGAAATTCGGCTACCAAGTAAATCAGAAGATTATCAAAGGCGAAATCTTTGATGCCAAGTGTGAACCAATTTTAGATGAGGAATAAGCTATGGCACGAAAGAAATCTCTTGGCGAAATAGAGGTACAACGCGCGAGACTTATTGACATAAAGTCTTACGACGGGAAAGGCGAATCGCCACTTGGAACGGCAACAGGATAACAATCATACAAGAGAACAGTTTTATGGCAAAACCAAAACATGACTACAATCACGAAGATTTTTATAAACTTATTCGTGAAGCTGCGTTAAACGGAGCAACAGACGAACAAATCGCCGTAGTCCTTGAACTCACTCCCGAAGTCTTTTCGAGAATGAAAGCTGGGCGCTACGAGGGGTGGAACGAAAAGCAGAACGAAGAACGAGGCGCTAAAATCTCTCAAGTGTTAGCGGATGCGCGAATAACAACCAACAGAATAGTCCGCGCAACGTATCTCACAACCATACTCGGAAAGAAGAAGCTCAAAAACAAATCCACTGTTATTAGGAACATACGGACAGCAGAAGGAGAACTGACGGGCGCACAAGAGATACAGACCACCGAGCAAGAGATAGAGATGGCTCCAAGTTTGCAAGGTATGACCACATGGCTGCATCACCACGACCCCGAATGGCGCAAACGCTCCAAAGATATGGATGACGACGAAAGCATGCGCAGCGATAAGTCCGTTCCAATAGAAAACTGGCTTGCCGACAACTCCGATGATTAAGACGCAAGAGATATACAACTCGCTCTACCAAGATAAAGAGAAATTTATTATCTTGATCACTGGAGGGCGCGGAAGCGGAAAATCATTTAACTCCTCCGCCTTCATTGAGCGGTTGACCTTTGAGCGCGGCTGGGACAGAAAGGTAGTACACAACATTCTATACTCGCGTTTTACAATGGTCTCCGCCCATATCTCTATCATACCAGAGTTTCTCGAAAAGGTTGAGTTAGACGGCACGGAAAAATATTTCCACTCCACGAAACAAGATATCATCAATCGACGCACAGGCGCGAAGATTATGTTTCGCGGAATAAAGACATCTTCTGGCAACCAAACAGCAAAACTTAAGTCTATTCATGGTATCACTACGTTTGTGTGTGACGAAGCTGAAGAATGGACTTCCGAAAAGGATTTTGAGACAATCATGCTCTCAATCCGTCAGACGGGCATACAAAACCGAATAATAATCATCATGAACCCGACGGACAATAACCACTGGGTTTATCGGAGATTTATAGAAAACACCCACAAATTAGTGGAGTTTGACGGAGTGCCAGTGCAGATAAGCACGCACCCCAACGTCTTGCATATCCATACGACTTATCTCGATAATGTAAAGCACCTCTCTCAAGAATTTATGAAGGAGACTGCTTTAATGAAAGAGACAAATCCCGAGAAATACGCTCACACGATCATCGGAAGGTGGGCGGATGTGGCGGAAGGTGCTGTATTTAAGAACGTCGGTGTTGTTGACGAATTTCCGCAGAACGCCAAAAAGGTTGCGCTCGGTTTGGACTTTGGTTATACGCACGACCCATCCGCGATTGTAAAATGCGGTATTGTTGATAACGACCTATATCTGGAGGAGAAATGCTACAAGACTGGCATGTTATCTTCAGACCTTATCAAGGAATTAAAGAGTTACGGTCTTTTCGTTTACGCCGACTCAGCAGACCCGCGACTTATACAGGAGATAGCAAACGGCGGTGTAATCATCTATCCAGTACAAAAGGGTGCTGGCTCTATCATTGCTGGAATAGAGAAGATGAAAGACTTTGATAATATCTTTATCACAAAAGACTCGTATAATCTCCAACAAGAGAGAAGAAAATACGTCTGGGCGAGAGATAAAGACGGAAATTATATCAATCAACCAGAAGATCACGACAATCATCTCATGGATGCAGCGCGTTATTACATTCTCGGAAAGATACTCGGAAAGATTATACAACCACGCAATATAAGAAAATCTGATTTAGGAATATTTTAAAGGATAACGACATGGATAACTATTTACAGCAACTTTTCTCATACTTTCGCAACCTGGTATTAAACTCATCGGGGGCGAAGCGCGACCTTTATCAACTCATCGAAGATAACGATATTAGCGCAGCAATCGAGATGATGCAAAACCGCGACACGGAGGTGGATAAAGCCATTGAAGAATATAACCACCAGACGCACAAGGTCATGCTCCGACAAGATAAAAGAGGCAAAAGCGCACAAGACGACTATCATACGGAGAAACTGCCACGCACGCGCCAGAGATACATCAATGAAGTAGAGCTATTCTTCCTTCTCGGCAATCCTATCCGTTGGAAGAAGAAAGACGGTGACGATGAATGCTTCGACTTGTTTATGCGCTTTCTCTCCGACCAGAGATTTGATTCCAAGATGCGCCAAGTGAAACGCCTTGCTGGTTCAGAAACTGAAAGCGCGAAACTCTATCATATTTATAGAGAAGGAGACGAAAGAAAGGTTAACACCGTAGTCCTCGCGCGTTCAAGGGGTTACGCCCTCCGCCCGATGTTCGACCAATATGGCAACATGACCGCGCTTGCGTATGGATATAAACTCAAGGAAAAAGGAAGAACTGTTCGGCACTGGGATATACAGACGGCAGATATGCTCGTTTACGCCAAGAAAGGCAATATCGGTTGGGAAGTAGAGAGATATCCGAACCCAACGGGTAAAATCAATGCAATCTATTACAAGCAGCCAAAGGCGTGGGATGGTGCAGAACGGCGTATCGAACGCGAAGAAATGCTCGATTCCAAGATAGCCGACACCAACAACTACTTCGCAGACCCAATCGCTGCAGCAACGGCGGATGTTATCGATGGCATGCTTGACCCAGAGAAACCTGGCAAGATGATACAACTAACGGGAGACGGCTCAAGCTTTAGTTACATCAATCCACCGCAGTCGTCGGAGACGCGTAGAGATGAGATGACAAACCTGGAATCGTCAATCCTTTTTGATACGTTTACGCCAGATTTCTCCTTTGATAACCTAAAGGGCATGGGCAGCCTTTCGGGAACAGCCATAAAGAACGCCATGATACTCGGATTTATCAAACGTGATAACCGAAAGGAGGTCTATGAGGAGTTGGTTGACCGTGAGAGAAGCGTTATTATTTCTATTTTGAAATTTCTCCACCCAGACAAAGCAAAGGCTTTCGACGAGTTGAGAATAGAGTTTGAGTTCTCCGAGCCATTCGGCGAAGATAGACAGCAAAACTGGCAAGCCATTAGTGGACTTTACTCGTCGAAGCTTCTATCTTTGGAACAAGCGGTGCAGATGTTGGCGCTGACCGACGCTCCCGAAGAAGAAATCGAGCGAATAAAATCATCCCAACAGGTGGCGAACCCAGTGGAAAACCAAGAAAAACCAGAAAAACAAGGCGAGGGAATTTAATCCTTCGCTTTTTCTTTTATAATAATATCGAGTGGCGCTCCGCAATGGGGGCAAAAAAAATGATCCGTCTTTTTCTCCTGGGTCACGTGGGTTGCTTCATCTTTAAAAAAATCTGCAACATCACAATCCAGAACGTTTGCAATATCTTTCAGTCTTTCATAGGTTGGGTTGTTGCTGATGCTTCTGGTTAAAGATATTCTATTGATACCTAATTTTTCAGCGACGCTATTTATTGTTTCGCCCTTTTCTTTTATTACGCCTTTTATATTCATAGTTCATTATATTGTAACGCTGCAAAAATAGTAATAAAAAACTACCTACCAAAACAAATTATAAAAAAGAGCCTATTTACTGCAACAGATTTTCGCCTTTAGTTAAAATATGTAAACAAATAGTGTAACATGCGCGCCTTTTAGTTAAGTAGTATTAAAATGTTACATTTTTTAGTCTAAAAATTTGCAGTGTAACATTAAAACGCTACATTTGCGGCAGATAAATCAAGTTCAATATTTTAAAATTAAAGAAAAATGGCAAAGAGTTTAAATGAGCAAGTGAAAGAAATCGTTGACAGCAAAGTATCAATGATTCAAAAACAAAAGTCACTAATTGAGTTAGGTTTGACAAAGCAAGACCTTTTCATTATATTAAAAAAGGTATCGCGCGAGTCTTCGCAACCTGGCTTCAGAGTTAACAATCTCACTTTTGGCGTTGAAATAGAGTGCTACAACTTTACGCGCGACGCGCTCATTAACGCTGCACAGGCGAAAAGAATTGACGTTAGATCAGAGGGTTATAATCACACAGATCATAAGACTCACTTTAAAATCGTCAACGACGCTTCTATTTGTGGCACAAACGGCAACGAGGTGGTATCGCCTATATTAAAAGGCAAAAAAGGCGAAAACGCGCTTAAAAAAGTGTGCGACGCTTTAAACGAGGTAGATGCAAGAGTAAACCGCTCAACGGGTTTACACGTACACTTTGACGCACGCAACCTATCAAAAGAGCATTATGTAAACATTTTCGTAAACTATCAAAAGATAGAACGCGCTATCGATTCATTCATGCCAGAGAGCAGACGTAGAAACAGCAACGTATATTGCCACTCACTTATAGGCAGAAATTTTGAAATTTGCACTACACACGAAGATATTGATAACGCCTTAAATTACGACCGCTATTTTAAAGTAAACGCGCGCGCTTTCGCTTCACACGGCACTATCGAATTTAGACAGCATTCGGGCACTGTTGACTTTACGAAAATCGCAAACTGGATAAATTTTCTTCGCAGACTAATTGAGTACTCTTTCGATCACCGCTTAACAGACGATGTTAACACTATCGACGAAATACCTTTTTTGAGCGAAGCAGAGAAACAATACTTTAATAATCGCAAAGAAGCCTTAAGCGCACAATAAGCGCTTTTGGCTCTTTCTAAAACTAAAAATCATGATAGAACATAACTATACAGCAAAAGAAAGACGCGTAATAGACGATTTGCGACGCGTTATAAGCACTTTTGAGCAAGAGGCGTTCGACTCACTCGACGCAGCAAACGAAAGCCTCTTAAACGCGTTAAAATCGCTCTTTGAAAAATACTGTTACAACGTAGTTTTAAGCAGCGACGCGAAAAAAGAAAAACTATACGAAAGAGAGGTTATCTGCAGAGTAAACGATGATTTTATCGCAGTGCCTATCGCTATATTTTTAACAGAAGATCAAGCAGAGTATCAAACAATTTTAATTTTAATTTAAATCATGTGTGTAATTATATATAAACCAGCGGGCGTAGAATTACCCGCAAAGAAGATTTTAAAAGCAGCAGCTATCGCTAATCGCGACGGCAATGGATTCGTAGTACCTGGTAAGATGTACAAAAGTCTTAATTTTGAAGATTTCGCGGCAAATGTGTGGTTTTATTGTCAAAAAGATAAGCCGCTTTTGATGCACTTTCGCCTGGCGACACAGGGCAGCGTGAAACGCGCTAACTGTCACCCCTTTTATGATAAGAAAACAGACACTTATTTTATGCACAATGGCGTTATGTGGGCGAAGCCTTATAAAGATAAGACAGATTCAGAATTAGTCTTTAGACGCGAATTCTTGCCCATCATACGACAAAAGGGTATTTTCTCGCAAGAGCTCGACGAAGAAACAATGATGTACCCTGGCAATAGATTTGCTTTCATGCACGGCGAAGATGTGCAGTTATTTGGGCAGTGGTATAAGTTTGGCGACTTGCTTTGCTCTAATCTTCGATTTTTAGAATACTTCAGATTCATTTAAACCCTTTTTACTCTTTTTTCTTTAGGGCGTGCAGTCACTTGCACGCCTTTTATTTGCTTTTTTCGCAACAAACGCGTTTAGTGTGTTTTGCCGTTCGAAAATTGATTTTTTCTTTCTCTACGCGCGTTATTTTTGCTTTTGTAACATTTTATTTCGCACAATGAAAGAAAAAATTTTTAAAGCCTTAAAACAAGAATATGCGCACCTTGGGTTAGGCGATTCAATTTTACAGGGACACGCCGAATCACTCGATTCAATGGGCGTTGTAACTGACGAAAATCTATCTGTTATTGTCTCGGCTCAAAAGAGCTTTTTAGAGGGTCTGCAAAAGTCAACCGACAAACGCGTAACTGACGCTATCGCAAAGGCAAAACAAGAACGCGAAGCAGAGCTTAAAGCCGAAGAAGAAAAAAATCGAAAGGCTGAAGAAGAAGCAAAGAGAAAAGCCGAAGAAGAGAAGAGACTCAAACAGAATAAAGAGATACCAGACTGGTACAAGACAGAGAAAGCTAAAGCCGATGAGCTTTTAGAAGCACTCAAGCGCAACAGCGACGAGATGCGCAAAAGCGTTGACGACTTACGAACAGAGAACGAAAACCTCAAAAAAGAAAAGGCTGCATCTGCACGTAAAAATCTGATCGTCTCGAAAGCAAAGGAGTTGGGAATACCAGAGTATCGTATTGATGAGGGCTTCAATATCGCTGACGATGCGGATGAAGCTGGAATCACCGAGTACCTTACAAAGGTATCGAACAACATCAAAACAAACCAGTTGCCGAGCGGCTCAAAGGCGTATCCTTTAGATGATAACAAACCAGAGAAAGCAGAGCTTGACAACATCGCAAAATCATTAGTAGGATAATTATTTAGTAAAAAGATGAAATCAGGACTTAACACCGAAAAGAAACAAATCGTTTTTGGAGACGATTCTGTTGTAATCCAGAAGTACATTTCTGGAATTAAGGGTGGAAGAACCCTTGACGTGACCGATTTTACTGACACTGTTATTAAGGCTGGTCACGTGATCGTTACCGACGGAGAAGGCACTTACAAACCGATGCCCGTATCTGATGGCGCTTACGGAAGCCTTCCAGAAGGCTGCAGCTATGCTGGTATTCTATACCGCACAACCATGACCGCAGACCCACAGGCTTCTATCATGACTAACGGAGAGGTTAACAGCGAGGCTGTTCCTTTCGATATGAGTTCAATTCTTGACGCGTTCAAGGAAGCTTGTCCGCTCATTTCATTCATTAAAGACGAGGAGGCTTAATCAATGGAGAAATCATTTTATTTCGAGTACGTACAAAAGTACTTCCCACAGCTTGTTACTTCAATCGTAGAGCGTCTGAATGAGAAACGCGCTCAAACGCTCCCTTACCTTTATAAGCAATGGCTTACTCCGACTTTCTCTGCAGATGGTCGTTGGGCAAGTATCTTAGCTGAATACACGCGCGTAGCCGCAGACGTTGTCGCTCTCGACTCCGAACTGCCACTCAAGAGCCGCGATTCTATCGAAACCGCATCTGGAAACATTCCAAAAATTGGTATGAAACTTTATCTGACTGAAAAGCAGATGAAAGACATCGACGCAATGATTGCGCAGAACATGCCTATCGGAATGATTGTTAACAAAATCTTCAACGACGTGCCACGCTGCCTCGAAGGCGTGTGGGAACGCAATGAAGATATTTTCTTGAGCGAGCTTTCAACTGGCATCGGTCTCTCGGAGCGCAACAATGGTACTGGCGTAAAAATCGACGTTGGTTATCTCGACGCAAACAAATTCAACGCTACCGCTCTTTGGAGTGACACCGAGAACTCAACGCCGCTGTCTGACATGCAGCAAGCGTTCGACAAAGCATTGGATGACCAGAACGTTATCACTGACATTTGGATGGATGACACCGCACTCAATCTTCTTTACAAGAGCCAGGAAGTACGCCAACAGTACGCGTTCAACATGGACTTTGTTGGCGACAAAATCCCTGTTCTTGACTTTGCAAAGGTTGAGCAAGTATTCCGCACCAAATGGGGCGCAAATCTGCACCGCGTAGCGCGTAAGATTAAGACCGAAATCAACGGCGTTAAACAATCGCACTCTCCTTGGCAGACTGGCATGGTTGTATTCACTTGCGACGAGCAACTCGGTTCTCTCGTTTGGACTAACGTGGCAGAGCTGACCCGCCCTGTAGGAGGTGTAGAATACACTACCGCTGATGACTACATCCTGTTGTCGAAATACTCAAAGAACGACCCATTGCGCGAGTTCACCGCATCGCAAGCAATGTGCGTTCCTGTTGTTGACAACGTGGATCGTATCTACACTTTGGATTCGCAAACTGTTAGTGCATAATGAAAATAAAGGTTTTAAAGCCCTTTCTCGATAAGACTAACCTTAAACGCAGCTTTGCTGTGGGCGAGGTTATCGAAGTCGATGAGGAACGTGGCAAGAATATCGTTAAGCGTTCACTTGGCGAAGAAGTGAAAGAGGCTGTTGAAGAAACGGAAGCTCCGAAGCCGAAAGCCAAGAAACGCAAGACTGTTAAGGTTAAAGATTAGTAAGGATGACGAACAGAGAAGCGGTTGCGAGCAAGTGCGAGCCATATTCTCCCAGTGAGAACGCGATAGAAGCCTATTACACCGACGCGTGCGGAAAGTACGCTGGTGATGATATTGATAGCGACTATTCCGTATCGAACATTAAGACGGTCAATTATGCTGCTATGCTCTGCCTATGCAACTTTCGCCCTTTGACGAATGAAAACTTAGGTGGCATCTCCCAATCATACGACGTCGCAAAAATTGACCGCATGATAAAAGCGCTTGCCGCTGCCGCTGGTCTGGATGCATCCGAACTGCTCGCAACGGGAGATATTCCAACGATTAAGTTTCTATGAGGTTAGACGACGACCTTTATGTTCTGCAGATTTCCGACCAGACATTTGATGAAGGTGGCAATCCTATTGCACCAACCGAAGAATGGTCAGAATTCGGGAAGTGCGTGATTTTCCCCAATTCGTCTGCCGCCACTACGCGGCTAAATGACGGAACGGAATATATCTACGCCTTTGAAGTGGTGGCGAAACTTAAGAAAGATTTATACCCACTTATCCCGAAAGAAGGTAGTAGAGTTCGCATCGTTAAATCCGATGGAACGATAGATCAGACGCTGACAGTAAAAGGTTTTGTTACTCTAAAGAAACGTTATCTGAAGATTTGGCTATAAAAGCGAAGATAGAAGTAAAGGGACTAAAAGAATTGCAAAAGAAGCTCCGAGCAAGAGCTGCCGCAATGCAAGAAATCCTTGAGTTTCGCTTGAAAACGCTCGGCGAAGAAGCCGTAAAGCACGCCAAACGGAATAAGGGCTACGAGAACCGCACAGGCAATCTCGAAAACTCAATCTCCTATATCCTTTACAAGAATGGCGAAGTAGTCTCGCAGCATATCGGCAAAACAGATGGCGTAGATATATCTGGCAACCCGAAAAGCAAAGGATTTACTCTCGTTATAGCCGCTGGCATGAGCTACGGAAAATACGTTGAAGATAAAGGGTATAATGTACTCTATCTAACCAAACACTTTGTGAAAGCGGAGATGGCGAAGATATGGGTGCAAACTCTTGAAGATGTAATAAAAGGCAATCTATGAAACTCGGGAGCAAAGCAGTATCAAGCATTGTTAAACTAATAAATGATGCATCGCTAACGGACTTTGAAGGGCGCGCGTACAAGTACGAAAAGCCCAAAGGAGTGACTGGCGAATACATCGCAGTTAATGCGCTGCCGTTTCTTAATAATGACGTAGTCGGAGAGGGCACAATCAATATCAATATTCACGTGCCTAAACTGCCAAACGGCTTGCCCGATACCTTGCGTTTAGAAACGCTCTCTGAAGAAATAATAAGCCTTTTTCCGCTCGATGCACCACTTTATCTCGACAAAGCCTATTGGGAGTATTACTGCGACAGTCGCCCAACGGAGGATAACGATAATACCTATTATGTAAATCTACAAGTAAAAGTAAAGTATAACAATTTAATCTATTGATAAATTTATGGCAAAAGGTGGAGTTTACGGTATCAGTACCGTTACATTGGCAGACTGCGTGGCTGGCTCTTTCCCAAGCGCTTTTAACGGTTACTCGTTCAAAGCAATCGTAAAGGATAGCGTTCAGTTTAACGATTCTGCTGCATCAAAGAATGACATTGAAATCGAGGATAGTGATAACCCTTACGCATCACTTCCTTCTTCTCTCGCTACCAAAGGTTTTACGATGGATACTTACGACCTTTCAGCAGAGACTTACGCTGCGCTTCTCGGTTATACCACTTCAGATAACTGGAACGTAGAACCAGTTGGAACGGTTAACCTCGTTAAAGCCGTTCAGATCGTTACAAAGGAATATGATAAGTTCCCAAGCAAGACATTCCAGTGGGCTAAAATGGATATCGCTGTAACAAAGGCTGGCACAGTCGGCAAGAGCGGCTTCCCTAATCTGCACTTGGAGTTCAAACAGCTTGCGAATATGGATGACAACGGCGAAGAGCAACCAGGAGCACGCTGGGCAAACACTGACGCTCTCTCGGCTTAAGATTCTTTTCATATTACCACATATATTTCATCGGGCGGTGGGGTCACAATAGACCGCGCTGCCCTTTTTTAGTTAAAAAAGATGACTACAGAAGAAAAAAAGAAGGTCGCCGAAACGTTAGGCGAGAAAAGTGCGTTTATTCGAGTGGGATGGTTGCCCATAAGAATCAGACCGCTCACGCTGCACCAAATCTTCGAGATGGGTGCGCTTGCGAACGATATAGATATGAAAGGACTGGAAAGCCTTAAACAGTTTAACATTCTCCAACAGATGATGGAACACTCAAACGATGCCGAGATAATTACCAAAATCGCGGTTGTCTGCCTTTTCCGCAAACGTTGGAAACGCTGGCTGTTCGGTCGCTACGTGCGCAAACGTATTCAGTTGGAACACTGGGCAAAGATAACGTCATTTATCGCTACTACGTTTGACGGAAATTTTTTTCTAACCTCTATCATTTTCCTCTCCCGAGCAAAGACACTCACGGAGCCCCAAACGACAGTCCGTGGGCATTCATCGGAGGAATAATGAAATACTTTCGTATGAGTTACGAGGAGGTCGTATTTAATCGCTCATACCAGAATTTAGTGCTGCTGCAACGCTCGATTCCGTCTTTTGATGATAACGACAAAGACGAAAAAGAAAGCGCTGCGGAGAGCGTTCACGTTTCAGATTACTTTATGAAATTTATGTAAAAACAATATAGAGAATGGAAGATGTATTAGGTATAAGTGCGTATTTTAACATTGATGATCTAAAAGAGAAAATCAATGAAGTATGTTCTGGATTGGATAAAATTGGTTACAACACAAAGGAGTTAAATGCTTCAATGACAGCATCTCTAAACGCTATCGGCGCCGCATTGGAGAAAGGGATGACTGAAAAAGCGAAAGAAGCAGCAGATAGCCTCCGAAAGAATTTTTCAAGAGCATACTCGGTTATGGAAGATTATACCAATAAATCTTCTGACCAGTTGCGTGCTTTTGAAGCGCTTTTAGAATACGCCAAAAAGACAGTCGAAAATTTAGGACAAGAGATTCCTTCTTCAATCAAAGATGGAATAAGCGAAGTTTCTGCGGAGATCTCCAAGCAGAAAGATGAGATAAGAGATGTCGCAAAAGTAGTGAAAGACGCTGCAAAGGAAAGTAAAGATGAATGGATGTCAATCGCTGAAGAATTAAATGAACCAATCGTAATTTCCTTTGCTACAAAAGAAGAAGGAGAAGATTTGCTTTCTTCGATACTTTCTCGGCAGAAGACAGCGGAACGATGGCTCACAAACCTTAATTCGCTACCAAGCGAAACAGAGGGGCTTTCTGAAGCTATCCGTGTGTTTGAAAGTGCGCTTGAGTCTGCGCTTTCCGCCGAAGATGAAGTTCGTCAAAAATTAGAAGACATAGGAAGTGCTACCAATAACGTAGGCAACGCATCTGTAGTTATAAAGAGCAATGTAGAGGCTATAAGAAAGCCAACAGCAGAGACGCTCGAGATGTTTGAAGAATGGAAGAAGATAGCCGAAGAAGTTTTAGAATATGACCCTCTTATTGACGAATTACCAGTTGGAGATTATGCCGAAGAATTAGACTACCTTAACGAAGTTCTTAAAAAAGCCAATTCATACATAAGGAATATAGCGGGAAGGCAAAACAATGGCTTGGAAGTTCCCAATGAAGTAAGAGAGGCGTGGGAATCAGTTATAGAAACATACGAAGGTTATAAATCTAAAATCGAAGAACTGCGGAAAAAGAACAATATTACTCCGCCAACGCCAGATTCCCCTAATCAACCGCCAGACGACCCAGAAGAACAAGCAAAAAAATATCAATCGCTACGCCAAGAACTCCAGGCGTTGAGAATGGAGTTGGCGAAAATGGCTGGCGAAGGCAACACTGGTTCGGAACAATTTAGACAAATGGCGCTGCGCGCTGGCGAACTACAAAAGGCGCTAAACGCTTCCAACGCTACAATTCAATATTATGCAACATCATCACGGCACCTCGAAACCTTAAAATCAACACTTCAAGGCGTTGCTGGCGCAGCATCTCTCGCAAGTGGAATAGTTGGACTTTTCAACAAAAATAACGAAAAAATGATTGCCATACAGACGCGCGTGCAATCATTACTCGGTATTATTGTAGGAATGGAACAAACGTTCGCAACTGTTAAAAAGACGAGTATGCTTTACCAGTCTGCGCTGGAGTTGAAGACGTGGGCGCTTGTTAAAGCGCGTCAAGCGGAAACATCGGCAACACTTACGGCAACTGTGGCGCAAAAGGCGTTTAATTTAGTAGCGAAAGCGAACCCGTATGTGCTTATCATTTCCGTGCTTGCGTTAGTAGTGCCAGCAATTCTTGCCGTTGTAAAGGCTCTGAATAAGCAAAAGGAAGCATCTCAAAAAGCAAAAGAAGAAGAGGCGAAACGCGTAAAAGCGGCAAGAGAGGCGCAACAACAATGGGCGGAATCTGTTTCTTCTTCTGCCGCAAAGCAAATGCTTTCTTATGAAAAATTAAGAAGGAAATATAACGAACTCGGCGATAACTTAAAAGCAAAAGAGCAATTCATTCGACAAAATCAAGACGCTTTCCACCAACTCGGTTTTTCTGTTGACGGCGTTTCTTCTGCCGAAAGTTTCTTTGTGCAAAATACCGACAAAGTCGTTCAAGCAATAATGGCAAGAGCGAAAGCGGCTGCTTACGAGGGACTTCTTGCAGATGCTTATAAAAAGCAAATTAAAGACGAAATAAACGGAAAGACTGTCCGATACCGCAATTTCAAGAAAGGCGACAAAATTACACAACAAGAAGCCGAAGAATACGGAATTACCGTAGGTGGAGGTTACGGAAATAAAGACACCTCGCTGATGGGCGGAATGGTCGTATTAAAATCCGACAATGCCGTTAATTCTGCAACAAAAGGTTCTTTCAAAAAAGCAACCGAAAACAGGAAGAACCAAAATGCCAAAAATCAAAAAGACAATGCGAAAGTAATAAATAACCTTCTGGCACAACTCGAAGACGAACAAAAAAAGCAAGAAGACATTTCCAAAGAAATCGGCGTGCCTCTCTATAGTGGCGCAACGACAAGCGGAAAGAAAGGTGGGAAAGGCGGTGGCGGAAATGACGCCGCAGATCAAGCGCGCAAAGAGCGCGAGCGCCAAGCCCAAGAAGAATACAACCAGATAAAAGAAAATGAGCGCCTTAAATGGGAGATTTATAGCCAAGAGCAAGAGAAATATATCACCGAGATAGAAGATGGCGCGGAGAAAGAGAAAGCCGCCAGAAAATGGGCGCGCGAGCAACGCCAACACCAGTTAGACGAAGAAAAGAAGCAACTACTCCAATCAAACATCGACAAAGCCAAAGCGGACTACGAAAACAACCCAGCCAACGCCAAAAAGGAGGGTTTCTATGCAAGTGGTTTGTATAAAAACGTCAAACTAACTGACGACCAGCAGAAATATATCGATGCAAAGCAAGCCACTTTTGACGCGCAGAACAAAGCCGAAGATGCGGAAATAGAAGAAGTACAAAAGAAACGCACAGAGCAAGCGTTAATAGAATATCTTAAAGCGTATGGTTCTTTCCAGTCAAAACGCGAAGCAATAGCAAAGGAAACAGCGCTGAAGATAAAGGAGATAGAGGAAGATGTGGCAGCGTCAGCCGAAGAAAAACTCTATCGCATTGCATCGGTGCAAGAAGAAATGAAGTCTGCAATGCAAGAAGTAGATTTCGCAGCGTTCAAAGATTCTATCAACTGGGAAGATTTGTTTAACAACCTCGACCGCGCTTCGGCTGAAACGCTCGAAGAGACGCGCGACAAACTCCGTCAATTCTTAAACGAATCCAAAGACCTTTCTATTGAAGATATACAACTCATCTCCGAGAAAATCCAGCAAATAAATGACTTGCTGGTACCAAAGAAATTTGGAGTAGGAACATTCTTACCAGAACTCGGTGCCGTTATGTCTGATATTGATGATAGAAAGAGTACGGCTGAAGCATCGCGCCTTACCTATGAAAAAGAACGCTCCGAAGCATACGAAGCGCAGTTTGAAGAAGATTTCTTGCGTGGCAATGTGATTGACTTGCTGAAGAAGCTTGGGCTCGATGAATCGGAGTTAGAAGATAGAGAAGGACTTAAAAACAAAGCCAAAAATATCGAAGGTGGCGATGTCTTAATAAACAATCTCGATAAGTTAAGTATCGCGGAAATCAAATCTTCGCAGAAACTCGAAAAGGCTTCAAAAGCAAGGCAGAAGTCAGACGCAGACGCAGCGAATGCCGCGCTTAACGCTTCCGACTACGGAAAGATGGCGGCTGCAACGTTTAATGACTTGGGAAATGCTTTATCTGGCGCTGGGCAACTGATGGAGATGTTTAATATCGGCGGAGATGAAGATAAAGAAAGAGTAAACGCAGCCGCAGAAGGCGCAACGGCAGCCGCTGGTGCTGTTTCTGATTATATGTCGGGAAACTATGTCGGTGCGGCACTCAAAGCCGTTTCGGCAGTAAAGAGTTTTGGCACGGCGCTCGGAATCGGCGGTGGAAACGCTGCTGAAGTAAATAAAATTACTGAAGAAAATACCAAAGCGATTGAGAAGTTGACCGACCGCGTCAACGACTTAAAAGACGCTATCGGAAACTCTGCTGGACAAAGTGCAATTTATTCGTATTCGTTGGCGTTAGAGGCGCAAGAAGAAGCAAATCGCTTGGCGATGGAGACGCTAAAAGCGCAAATGTCTTACACGGCGGCTCACCATTCAAACGCATCGCACGTTGACGACAAAAAGATAGCTTCTTATAACGAACTGGCACAACTCGCTTTCAAAGCTGCTGGCGTGGAACAAGTCAATTTAACTGGACTGCAAAGCATCTACGGATTAACGCCAGAACAACTCAAAGCCTTAAAAGATTACGCGCCCGAATTATGGAAATATCTCACGGAAGTCGGAGATTATGATAAAACCGAGTACTGGGAAGCGGTTGTAGATATGGCTGGTCAAACGGAAGAACTGACCGAACAAATCTACCAGAACCTTACGCAGACAACGCTTGATAACTTACGCAGTGAGTTTACAAGTTTCATAATGGAGGCACAAGGGAGTTTGACCGATTTCTCCAAAGATATGTCAAACGCAATGATTGAAAGCCTTGTTAACTCGCAAGTGCTTGATGATACTTTTGATGCGTGGTTGGAAGATTGGCGTAGTCGTTGGGCTGAAGCGCTTAAATCTGGCACAATGACAAAGTCAGAGAAAGAGGCGTTGCTGCAAGAATATACCCAAATGGCAAAGGAGAAACAAGCCGAAGCAGAAGCACTCAAAGCGCAAATGGGCTACTCCTATACAGATGAGCAATCCGCAACGCGTTCCCTTATACAAAACCTCACCGCAGATCAAGGCAATCAGTTAATCGGAAGAATAACCGCCATACAGATAGCCGTAGAAGCGCAGAACGCAATGATGACGCAACAGTACTCGCAGCAGACGCTGATGCAACAAGACGCAACGATACTCCGCGCCAACGCGCAACAAATAGCGGTTAATATGTCCTCCGTTTTGGAGATGCAGCAGATAGGCAACCGTCACCTCGAACAAATCGTGGTAAACACAAAGCCCATCTCCGAGATTAGAGATATAGCAGAAAAGATTCGTAAAACAGTTGAAGAAAACATATAACTATGACAGGTAGTGCTTACATCAAACTATTAGATTCCGAGACGTGGATTGACATCTACGAAAAATATGGTGTTTCGTTTCTACGCGGAACATACGATGCGCTGATTACTGCGCCAACGATGAAAAGTTACGTCACCAACGACAACCGCTTGGAAGATGGCGTGGAATACCTCGATAAACCCGACTATGCAAAAATTGACCAACGGACTATTGATATGCAGTTCGTGCTTGACGGAACATCGCAAAGCGATTTTCTCGCAAAGTACGCGGATTTCATTGCCCTTATGGTGCAAGGCGGCTTCTATATGAAGATACCAACGCTTGGAAAGATATTCCGTTTTGTTTACTCAAAATGTAGCAAGTCAACGCAATACAGCCTTAAAATGGCTACTTTTACGCTGACCCTTATAGAGCCCAACCCAGCGGATAGAACGGATATCGAAGATTAAATTTCGCAACAAATAAGGAAAGTGCGCAAACATCACTTTCTGTTTTTAGCGATACGATTGTAAAAGGATAACTTCGCAAAGAATGAATATATACAACTACGATGGCACGGTGTTGCTTGAGGCGCGCTTGACCTCCGCTGCACAAAGAGAAGAAAGTTTTACCGATGATTTTATAAAACTTTCTTGGAGCGATGTCACGCGCACCAACATACCAGCTGGAGCATATATAATCTATAACGATTTACACTATCTGCTTTTAGAGCCCTACGAACCTACACAAAAATCAACAGCGGAGTATGCTTACGACCCACAATTTAAGCATCCGAAAATGTTGCTTTCAAAGCGACCACTTTATCTCGCTACGTATGATAATGCTGGCAACGCTATTGAAGAATCGGACTGGGAAATGGTGGATAACGCACTCAATATCTTAAACTATATCTGTTTAAAGATAGATGATGTCTTTGGTATTGATTCTACCGATTTAACAAAAGCTTGGGGTGCAGTCATTCCCGACTCAACGGATTTATCTTCGTCAGAAATGGTGTCTTTTGCATCGGTGGATATTCTTTCGGGTATCAATGCCGTTGCAACCGCTTTTGAGGCGGAGTATTACTTGGACTGGGAAAATCACACGCTTTATTTCGGCAAGTGCTTATCTCTAACCCAAGCAAGCCCCGTAACGCTCGAAGTAGGTAACAATGTGCAAGTGGCATCCGTTTCTACGTCAAAAGACGGTTATTATAACTGCTTTGAAGCAAAAGGATCTACGCGCAATATCTGGCAAAAATCAGAATCAACTGGTGAGAATATTTCGTTGAATACGCGTTTGACGTTAAGCCCCACGGACTACCCACTCGGATATATTGATTTAAGGGAATCGGAAGAAGAGCCGATGATGAAAAAAATCCTTATCTTCGATGATATCTACCCTAAATTAGACCTTTACTGCTACAACGTAAGAGAGCGCCAGCGCTATCTATTAGACGATGATAACAACAAAGTAGTCAGTTACTATGACGATAACGGAAATCCTGTCTATCAGAAATATTCTGTATGGTACGTGCGCCTTGCATATCCCATCTATACGGTGGATAGCGAGGGCAATAAAACCGTATCTTCGTGGCAAGACTTCTCCGTTAGTGGAAGAACGGAACCGCCGTTCACTACGGTGCAGTTGTTAATGATTACCGAAGATACCAAACTCACCATTCTAACCAATCTTGAGTACAAAGCAACGTATTTCTCCGCAGCGTCTGAAGCAATCGGCGATGATGCAGCAAACGGATATGGTTTTCCCATTTCAATCAAAATCAACAATAAGACTATCGCTTGCTGGGCGTACAAATACCAATCCAACGTGGCTGTAACCGCAATAGGCGATGAAGAAGATATAACAGCGCTAAAAAAGAGTATTACTGTTGGAAATAAACTCTATTTTATGTCAAACGTCTATCGCGCTGTTTTCCCTACAAGTTGTTTTGAAAGCGAATCAGATACGCTATTGTTGGCTGGCTACGAACTGACTGCATCCTTTGAAGCAAACGAATGGGCTGGTCACTCTGCTCTTGCTGGTCGCGAGTTTAAGATGACTTTCCACGATAGCGCAACGACAATCTATGCCAACGAAGAAACTGGCGATACTGGCGTTGAAGTATTAGAGGGCGACTATGAGATAAACTTTGAGAAAGAAGGTTCTTCCGAGTTAATTATACCAACGACAAGCGAGCAATTTCTTGTACCTTACGGAGAAGGCAAGACGTTATCTGACCTTATGAAAAAGATAACGCTTAACAATGAAACGGTGGTGCAAGGTTTGGCGAATGACCGCGTGGTTTTGTTTAACTTGGCTATGCCCGAAAGTTACAAAGAGCAAGCCTATTCCGACCTCGAAGAAGCGCTCAAAAAAGAAATCACTTTAAGATACTCCGACCAAAATAATTATACGTTCAAATCAAACCCTATCTATTTTGAAGCGAATAACCCTAATTTATTTATCGGAGAGTCGGCTATTTATAAAAACTTCGGGTATGAGTTAGAAACGCGTATTACCAAACTGGTAACAAAAATAGACCATCCTTTCGAGCAAGAGATAACGGTCGGCAACGTAAAGGTAACGAGTAATACTCAAACCTTAAAGGAAGATGTCAAAAGTGCCAACGCAAACATCAATCTTCTGCGACTTCTTACGAATAGCGCCAACCAAAAAGTGGATGCCTATTACAGAGCGTTGCTGCAAATGATTCAGTTATACACCGAATCCAACAACTCCAAATTATCAAAAGTATCTGCTGATGAAGCCGCTGGTCTTATTACGTTTCTCAAAGGTATTGCTTTCGGAAAAGATGGCACTTACGGAATAGACGAAACGGGCAAAGCAACGTTATTGAATGTAGTAACAGACTATCTAACCGTAACCAAGTCCGCTCACTTCTTCGAGTTGATTATTGACAAAATTAAAGCCGCTGGTGGCGCGTTCATACTGACCCCAGCCGATGGTTTTAAGACCAAGTTAATAGAAAAAGTAACGAAAGACGATGAGGTTACGGGCTATAAGTTATACTTTCTCGCGGAAGATGATGAGAACGCCATCAGTAATATGTGGAAGGTAGGCGACCAAGCCTTGTGTATGACGTTCAATGCAGCCGAAGGAACGAGTTACGATGTAAGTAATAAGTTCTGGTGGCGATTAGTAACCGAGACAGACGAGACCCCAGTAGAGCTTGACGGAACGAAGTATCACTATATTGTAGTATCTGCAACCGATAAGGCAGACGACTTAACTGGTTACGATTCTGTTCCCGAAGTGGGAGACGAAGTTTCAATGTTGGGTTACAGATATTCGGACGATGAAGAACGTCAGTCCGCTATCTATATGTCCGCTTACACAAGTTTAGATAAGGGGCTCACAGCGCCCCTTTTTGCGCAGTATAAGGGCATAAACGACTACGATTTAGAAAGTCATCGGAACAGTTATTTTGACGCCACCAGCGCAAAATTTGTGGGCGATATTGAGTTATCTTCTGGCTCTACGTTTAAGGAGCAAGTAGAAGAACTCATTGAAGATAGTGGCACGAACTATAACGTATCACTCTCTGCCTATACTGATGTAGTGGAGATAGACGATGATAAGCAATGCGTGAAGAATGGTTTGTGGACTGATGTAGATGGAAACAAACAGTATAAGATTTCTTCTGCAATCTATGTTCTGAATGGCGAGAAGATATTGACCGAAACGACCGATTCTGATTCGTTAGGAAAAGGTAAGTATATGGTTACTCTGATTAACGGAATAGGTTGCTCGTGTACCTATGCGAATGGCACGGTGTATATTACTGGAATAGACAACGTATTAGACGGAGTGACGAATATCAAGCCCGAAGGCTTTGTGTTTGATTCGGAATGCAATGAGGCAAAGGTAGAGATAACGGTAAACTGCGAAGGTAAGGCGGTAAAAACGCTCGATATGCCGTTAACTCTGAAGCACTCATCATTTCCTTACTCGGTAGATTTTCTGCCATCTACGGTCGTTTTTGACAGCGATTCAAGCGGATTGGTCAGCGGCTCGAAAACTTCCACGATGTTAGTGAGGAAGTCGAATGAGATTTGGACTGACTACACAGCCGAAGTTAAGGGAACGGAGAATTGCTCCGCAAAGTGGGATGCCGATAGTCAGACGATTACAATTTCTGATATTGCCACAAAGGAGTACGAGATAGAGAATACGAACACGAAGAAAACGACCGAAGAAGATAGCGAAGAAGATAGCGAAGAAGAAAGCACTTCTTCAACTATCACTATGTCCGTTGATAACGGCTCGGTCACTATGGCAGTCACTATCGGAGATGTAGTATTGGAAAAAGTCCTATACTTCCGCTGCAACGTGCAAGCCACCGTTGCTTATATCAAAGTAGGAAATGATAAGATTGAACTCAAAGTAAACGATATTACCGATGGATTGGAAGCCACTGGTATAGATATTGAGAACAAGAAGATCACGCTCACTTCCGACTCGGTTGTAGTTAAGAATAACGCTGGCAAACTGTCCGCAATAATTGATTCAGACGGACAACTGATTGCGCAGACGCTTACGACGGCTGACAACGGAAACGGATATATCTCTATCAAAAATGGCATATTGTCCGCGTTCACTCACGGAGGAATACTTCAGATGCAAATCGGAGTGGATGAGTTAGGGCGCAGATGTATATCGTTTTACGATGAAGAAGGCAACTTCGCGTATGATATCGGCCCAGACGGAATTTCGGCAAGAGATGTCGTTGAAGAAAAATGGTGGAGTATTCTTGGAATTACCGTTGCTGCACTCTGCGACGATGTCTCAACGAAAATCACTACGGATATAGCGAGCATCGTTGCTGATAAGTCCGCGATGAAAGATTTGTTTACCTATAATAAGACTGGAACGGAATCAACGTACTATAAGTATATCGCAGCCCAAGTTAACGGAGTGTATGTCAAAGGCACTTACACCACAGCCGAGAACGCAGCCGAGTACGATAAAAAGTATTTCTCCAAGAAAGACGTTTGTACTGACGATATCCTTTTGAACGGACTTTATACCGAAGCCAACGGAGAATCGTTCGGAACGTGGGCTGGCGGAACAATCGAATCCGCAGACTATAAGAAGTATTCCGACTCCTATGTTTATCCAGTCGATTTCACAAAGACCGTATGCCAGAAGAAGATTTGGATTTACAAAGATGGAGTTGTAACTCCGTTTCTGATTTTTATGAATGAATCCGATGTTGAATTGATTAACGCACTACAATAATGGCAGACATAACAGGACAAGACGTTGTTGCTCTCTTCGATAGAGCGAGCGTGGTGTTAGACACCGATGAGATATTGATGCAGAGCGGTTCTACGAGCGGCTCTACGGCTCTCAAAGTGACCGCAAAGGTACTCGCTGCTTATCTCGCTTCAATAGGCGGGATAGAAGCCACTCCCCACGAATTTCTCACGCAAGCGGAATATGACGCGCTGGAGACAAAGGATAAGGCAACTCTATACTTAATTCCCGAAGAATGATTTACAAAGGAGAAAAGGAGATAACCGCTATCTATTACGGAGAGAAAGCAATAGAAGCGATTTATCACGGCTCTGTGTTAGTTTGGCAAGCCGTAAGGAGTTGTTTTGGTCGCGGTTGGTGGATTCCTTCCAAGCCGTGGTTAGGTTCAGATAAATGGAAATACAATTAAGATATGGCAACAGTAATAGACAAAGAGATTACCTCGTTAGACATCAGTTGGGAAAATTACGCTGG